CCTAAAGAAACAGCTTTAATATCTAAATCATCTCTATCACTTGAATTTAATTCAACTCTACCTCTTATAGTTCCTGCATCTGTTAAATAAATATTATCTTCTGCTGATACAGCACCAGAAGCAGATACATTTCCAGACGTATCTATAACTAATTTGCTATCAGAAATAGATGTACCAATTTTTAATTTATATGAATCTGAAGTGTCAGGATTGATATACCAGTTAGATGTATTATTAGTAAATTGTAATATGGAGTCACCTGCACTTGTCCCACCTGTAGCAATTTTTAATCTTGAATGTGAGTCAGCAGTATTACTTGTGTTTTGAAATTGATATATAACTGTTGAACCTGATAATGCTTGTTGTGCATCTATAAAAGCAGCAGGTGAGCCTGTGCCAATTCCAAAATTTCCAGTATCGTCTATGGCTAATCTAGTGTATTGAGTACCACCTTCACTTGCTGATTCTAAAAAAAGCAGTCTGCCATTTGAATCAATAGACTGTTGCCAAACTTGACCCGTTCCTGTTCTTGAAAGCCTAAAACTTGGTGCAGTTGCATGAGAAATGTGCAAAGGAACTTGTGGTGATGAAGTCCCCAAGCCTAATCCCGTTGATGTGAGTCTAGCACGTTCAGTACCACCACTTGAGCCAGTTTTAAAAGCGTGATAATTAAGAGCATTTGATACTATTTTATTTCCTGATGTAATATTTAAACTTGCAGACGAAGTTGAATTTGCAAGAATGTTACTATCACCATCTCTTGAGAATGTAAGACTATTGCCACCTAAAATAGCATTATAACTACCTGCATCAGCAGTAACTGTGCCTGTTACGTCTATGCCTGTTGAAGTTGTGCGTGTCTTTTCACTATCATTAAAATAAGTTATAAAAGTGTCACCATCAACACCTTGTGCATAATTACCACCATTTACAGATTGAAGGCGTAAATTGTTTGCTTGAACATATAAATTACCACTGCCTGTTTCTTTAATAAATGTGTGATTATTACTACCATCGTGATAGATTTCTAAATCACCTGCTCCAAAGATGGCCTTTTTTCCATCTGCAAAATTTATTTGATTTGGGTTTAAATTAATCTGTGTTCCAGTAGTTGAAAAAATTGCATCAAGCGTATCGAGATCTGAATTTAAAGAAATTCCCCACGTATCTTCGGCTTCGCCCAGTTCAGGTTTTATTAAGTTTAAATTTGTAGTTGTTGTATCAGCCATAAAATTCTCTTATTAAGCGACCTTTTGTTCGCTTGAATCTGTCCATGTTGTTGTTGGGGTTGCTTGTTCTGACCAATTTAAAACAGTTGCAGATTGATCTGTCCAAACCTCAGAAGGCAATATATCTGCTATCCATTTTATGCTACCAGAAGCGTTAAAGCCACTCGTTTGAGCGATGCTTAATTCTATTTTATAAATTACTCCTGCTTGTGTATTAGAGCTTGAAGAAGCAACAATATTAGCAATACCTGAATGTTTATAACGACCAATCGCAGTGAGATTAGAAGTTGCTGAAATAAATATTGATGCTTTATCAACTTGTGTACCTACAGCATTTAAACCAGATACAGCTTGAATGTTTGCTGATGCTAAATCAAGTTGTGTGCCTACAGCATTTATACTGCTAACTACAGCTATAGTTACTGAGCCAGAAACAACTCCTGCAAGAACACCACTAACACTGCTAACAGCGTTAATTGTTGCTTCTGCCTGAATTGATAAGTCATTATATCTGGAGCGATTATAATAACCCTGATTATAGCCAATACTAGGCATGGTCTATGCCAAAGTTACGTTTAAATCAGAAGTATTGAATCTGAAAATATCGCCTGTGCTAACAACTTTAGTGCTGACAAGAGATCCGTATGCTAATAAGTTCCCTGACGTAGAAGCATCATAAATTCCTACTGCCACCACTGTTCCATAATTTGCTGTAGCTGTAGCGTATTCGATTGCACTCGTATTAGATGCAGTTCCACCAGAAACAGTAAATGCTCCTATTTGCCTGGCATAAGCTGTTCCTGTAGTTGTAACTTCTGTTCCACCACCTGTATCAGATGGAGCTACAGTAAATAAAGCCACATATAAAGTTGATGGAGCTGTGTATGAAGTTCCCCCAAAAACGTGATCTAGAACTTTTGTTTCTAGGTAATCTGAAAATCCAGCCATTTTAAACCTCCTTTAGTTATTAAGACTTGTAATAATAATTTTGTTTGCTTCTGCCTCCATAAGTTCTCTTTCTTACTAAAAGAGATCCCTTACCAAAGGCTCCTTGTTGTTGTTGTATTCTTAATTCTTCTAATGCTTTTTCAAATTGCCCAGCAAAAAATTGGATCCTTTCATCTTCCATTAAATAAACAGAAGCATGTTTCAAAGATCCATATAAATAAACATCTGGAGCTGTCCTGGACAAAAAGTTTTCTGATACTGTAGAACTAAGAGCTGGAACTTCTGCATAGTAAGTCATTTGAATTGTGTAATTTTTATCTGGAGTTGGACATACCTCTAAAGAATCACCATCAATCGCAAAATATCTAGGCTCACCTGAGGTATTATTAATGCTATTGCGATAAAGATCTAAACTTTCTAAAGACTTTTGAAATAAAGGTGTTGGATCTCCCGTTTGTAAATCTAAATTTATTGCTCCAAGCCAATCTCCTGGTAATTGTGAATATTGATTATCCAAAACTGCTGTAGATCTCTTAATCATATCCTTGTGTCTTAATTTTCTATTAATTTCTGATTCAGTATTATCAATAAAATTATCAAGAACAGCAGTTAGATCCGATCTGTTTAAATAATTTGCAATCTGTGTTTTTAATTCGTCATATGTCATATCTTACCTTGCCAAGTTCTGAATGGTTTATTCTCTGGAGAGTTTAACCATTTTTTCCATGCTTCTTGATCATTTGCCCAACCTTCGATAACAGCTTTTTCATAGATCACCATAGGAACTTCTGCAACATGACGAAGATCTTTACCTGGAGCATTATCTCCAAGATCTTTTACATATTTTAAAGTTTTAGATACATCTTGAGTTGTAACTGCTTGAATAGTTTCATCCTCAGTAACTAATTCAGTTCTGAGATTGTTTTTATGAGCAATAACAGTTTTAACTTTCATTTTCTAAATTCAAAATGGAGGGAGTATTGATCAGACTCCCTCCTAAATTGATTATGAAGTAGTTAAATCAGCAACTATTCCATGAGCTTGTTCTGAGCACACTTCTAGTCCATGTTCAGCTACAATCATTTTAGTTTCAGCATCCCCTATAGTTGAAATATCTATAGTCTGGAACTGTCTCAAAAATGAATGTTTCAAGTATTCAGGATCTACTAATAATAGAGATCTATCTCTTGATCTGTTTGAAGGAACAATTTTTAAAGTTCCAAAATCAGATGCATATAGAGAGATTGAAGCTGAAACAGTATCTTCTGCAACATTTTGTCTAGTATTAGCTCTACCTGTGAATCCAGATATAACTTGTTTGTTGAAAGGCCCAGCAATCGCCATTGAAGGCTCTGCTCCATTAGCGAACATAGATTGTAGAACACCTTTTAACAAAGTTTCAGTTAATGGTCTTTGAGTTCCATCAGTAGCGGCCGCACTTGCAGATCCATTTGATCCACCTGTGCCACGACTTACATTTGAACTCAACCATGCTTCAAAAGATCTTGTAGCTCTTGCTGTAGTTGCATTACCAGAATTTTTTGCCTGGTTTTGGCAAATAGCAACTTCCATGTTTCTTTTAAGAGCTTTACTTAAAAGAGCCATTTGATGAGCCATTTCAGATCTCTTTCCAGCAGGATCTGAGTTACTCTGAGAGTTACTTACAGTCACATTTACTGAGTTGATTTGGCAAACATTAGACTGACGAACTACAGGAGTTGCAGTAGCTCTAGAGATCTCAAATCCCTCAAGCTCTCCACCAGCAGAAATACTTGGTAAGTTTTCTGTACTCCAATCGAAAGTTACATTGTTTACATTTTTTGTACCTATTGCAGACATAAAAGGAGTTGCACTTGGATCTAAATTGAAAATCGTATTAGCCAGGGCTTCTCTGTTTGTAGTAGCTGAATAAGTGTCATAAGCATTAGTTATTTTAGCCATGATATTTTTTCCTCTATTTTAAAAAAGTTAATTAAATTAATTGTTCAAAAACTTTTGAGGCATCTGAGACTTTCCCAGAGCTTCTTAGTTTCTGTTGAGCTTTTCTTAAAGGAGCATTACTTTTAATTTTGTTGGCTGTACCAGGCTTGGCAACTTTTCTAGATGCTGACTCTTTAGGTTTTTTGGCTACAGCTTTTTTAGTTTTGCTGTGTTGCCAGGCATCTCTTAGTAATAAAACAAGTCTGCCATCATAAACCTGAGCTAGTTCCTCATTTTTAAAGCCTAAAGTCCTGGCATATTCTGTGATTTCATTCACTTCTTTTTCAGCAACTTTATTATCTTTCCACTCAGGGATCCTTTCAGCAATAATTTCCTTTGCACTTTGTTTTTGCTGTTCGATAGCCAACTGATCTGCCTTTATGGCCTCTTGTTGAGCTCTTTCGATCTCAGCATCTACAAAATTTAAAGTAGATCCTTGCTGTTCCCACTTTTGTTTCTGCCTTAAATATTCTTGAGGATCTTCATCTATAAGTTGTTCCCAATTAGGCTCAGCTTTCATGTTATTTTTTAACATCAACTGCATCTTAGGTAATAACTCGCTATATAAAGCTCTTTCCTCAGACATTTCCATTTCTTTTTTAGAAACTTCTTGATTTTTTACTTCAAGATCTTTTCTTTGTTCAGAAACTTCTTGTGTCTTTTTCGTATAATCTTTCTGGCGACTATATCCACTTTTTAATTCATCCAGGCTGACTTCAAGTTCTTCACCATTAACTGTCAAAGATATGAGTTCCTGTTCATCATCAGTTTCAATTTCATCTTCTTCTGATTCATCTTCATCAAATTCTGTATCTTCATCAGCTTCCTGGAGTTCCATTTCTGGATCTTCATTTGCCTCTGCTTCTACTTCTTCAACTAGATCTTCTGCTACTTCATTTTCTGGAGCTTCTATTTGTTCCTGTTTTTCTTCATCAGGAGTTAAAAAGTTCACAAAATCCGATTCAGCATTTTGCATTTCAGTTTGAGTTCCAATCGTTTCTTCGTTGTTGGACATATTCATTCCTCTATATTTGTATTTTATCCTTTATGACTTTTATAAGATAGCCATCCAGGATAAAAAGTTATGTTTTAAAAACCCCTCGCATCTTTTCAATTTGTTGCTGAGAGATCTTTCCTTTGTCGATCATTATCCTAAGATGTTTTTCAATCTCTGGAAGGATCTGCATAGCCTTATAGATACTCTCTCGGAGAGCTACATCCTCAGGCTGTGTTTCTTGCCATGATTCTATTAATTGCATTCTGTAATTAATAAAAGTTTTTTTAAAAACCTCAGATTCTAATAGATTCTGAGCCTCTAAACCTTGTGTTATTTCTTGTTCTTTATCCATTTAATACCTGATCTAGTTTTTCTTCTAATTTATCAAATCTTGAAAGTAATCTGTCCATGTCTCTTTCATTATCCATCTTAGCAACATAATTTTGAGCTATCTCCTCTCTTGTTCGATTTACTAAAATATTCACTCTCTGGATCTCTGTTGAATTAGATCTGATTGCATAAATTAAAGGAGCATAAACTAAGCTCAATAATACATTCCAAATAATAATAGGATTTAGATCCATCAGTAGCTCCACAGGTTTGGTCTGGATTTATCTTTGGCATCATGATCCAAATGAATAAATCTTTTGTTATTAAATCCTTTTTGAGAAATCCCAACTCCTGAAAAGCCATGTTGCATGGCTAGAGTTAGTAATTTATGAGCTTCTTTTCTGCTAACTAAAATATCGACTGCTTTGCCCTGGTTATGAGATCCAGGAATCTTTTTTTTCTTTTCTGCTGGATGATCTTCGCATCTGTAAGCAGAAGAAATAATCATGGGAGCTTTATAATCAGTTCTTAGATCTTGTAATTTTTTTAAAAAATTCATGTCCATTTCTTCTTCTCCACAACAAGAGCAAGATAATTCTTCTGAGGTAAAGTCCTGGGAAGGCCAATCATTGTTTTTAGAAAACCAACTCATCATCAACCTCAACTGTAGAAACATATTTGCCAATCACTTTTAATTCTGGATTCATTTTATCTGCTCTTTCTTGTGCTTCTCTTTTTGATTTAGCCTGGATCATAGGCCCTTGATGGATTTCTATAACTCCATCAGATCTAGTGACTTCAATTTCAGTTAGAAACATCATTTGCCATGCACTCCATTTTTTTTGTCTAGAGATCTCAAGCCTGACATTCCAAGCATTGCCATTAAAATTGTGCTGAGTTGTGCAAAGTCAAAATCTGGTAGCTCTACTTGGTTTCCTGTTGCAGTTAAAATCGTTAAAAGTAATGGCTGAATAATAAAGTGATAAGCCATGGCAACTCCACAAGTCCAACCCACAAAAGGTCTCCAAGAATTTTGAAACCAATTAGAAGATTTAGCATCTTCTTTAAGGATCTCCATTTGAGATAAATTTGCCTGGTGAAACAATGTTGCAAGTTCGTGATCTAGCTTGGCCTGGAGATCCTTGTCCTTGATTAGCTTCCCAATAATATCGGATGCTGGTTTTATTAACTGTTCAATCATTTTTTCTTCTTTGCTGTTTTTTTTGCTTTAGCAAATTGTTTTTTAGTTGGAGCTCCTTTGCTTCCAGGCTTTCTCATTTTCTCATTAGATCCAGCTTTAATTCTTTTTCTTTTCTTATGAATGTTTGAATACAATCCTTGTTTAGCCATAATTTTACCTTTTTTGTTATTTTATATTTAATGAA